ACACAAACGTGCTGGGAACTACGCCGTTTGAAACTACCGAAGGCCAGCATTACGCCGGGATAATCGTTGAAATTGAAATAAAGTATCGGCATCAAAGACTTGATCCGGTTTTATCAGGTTAAAAGGAGGGATGAATTATGTTAACACGAAGAAGACAACTTGCTGCGAAGGTTGAAAGCCAGGAAGGCATTGAAGAGGCACTGGCCAGTCAGGACGCGAAGCTGTTAGTTGAAAGTCCTGTTGTGGACGTGGATCCGCCTCTGCATGAAAGGAACCCTGTGGGAGCCAGCTTTTCAAAAGTCGGCGATCTTCCGGGCAAGAAAGTATCAAGATTAACCTTTAATTTACGATTGAGGGGTTCAGGGGTACCTGCCGCTGAACCCGAATGGCTGAAACTTCTTAAGGCCTGCGGTTGGCAGGTTGCACCGCTTCAGGCTATTACGATCGGAGCGATAGCATCCGGACCCTTTAAACACGGTGAGACTATCGTTGGAGGCACTTCCGGTGCAACAGGCCGTGTTGTTATTGATACCGCCGATGGAACAACTACTCTTTACTTTGTTTCAGTGTCCGGGACGTTTCAGGACGCCGAGACTATTACAGGGTCGACTTCCGGAGCTTCGGCTACAGCCGGTTCGGATCCCTCGGAAGTCGGCAAAGAATTAAAGCCGATCACTGACCCTGCCGGGGTGCCTTCACTTACCATGGCCACTTATGAAGATGGAATCAGGAAGGTATTGAGAGGCGCGCGCGGCAAGGTGAAGTTTAATTTCAAGGTTGGTGAACCGGTCATGCTTGATTTTGATTTTTCGGGAGCGTATTTAAGCACCCAGGACGCGAGCCTTCTCTCATCGATAAACCATGAAACCACCAAGCCGCCTGTTTTCTTAAACGCATATCTCTGGCTTGACAACCTGCAGGCGAAGCTTAGCGAACTTGAGATTGACTGGGCGAATGCTTTGGCTGTGCGCGATGATGTAAACGAGCAGGCTGGGATACTCTCCTACGTCATCTCCGACAGAAAGCCGGTAGGTTCGCTTAATCCGGAAATGGTCAGCGTATCAAGTCATGACTTCTTTGGTAAGTGGTTTAACGGCGAGGAGATGATTTTAAACTTTCAGGTTGGCGAGGCTCTTGGCAACAAGTTCTGGTTTTACGCGCCAAAAGCGCAGTATTCAAAAGTCGCTGATGAAGACAGGGAAGGCATCGCGAGCGCCCGCGCGAGCTTCTCGTTAAACGGAACACTGGAGCCGGGCGACGATGAATTAACTATTTTGTGTCTGTAAAAAAAGGAGGCTTCTTATGTTGACAGGGATAGATATAAACGCGACAAGGAAATATTCTTCGAAGCTCGATCCGGACAAAGATAATCCCACGCTGTTTCACATCGGCGTGATGGATCCGGCGCTTCGGGCCGAGATTGACGATGACTCATCAAGCTATGAGATGAGTTCAACCAATCCCAACGATAAGGCAAAGGTACACCTTAACTGGAACAAGCGGCAGATAGCGGCTATTAAGTTTGGGCTTAAGGGTCTGGATAATTTCCTGGATCCGCAGACTAAAAAGCCTATTGAGCTTAAGTTTGAGACTATCCGCTACGCCGGGAAAATGCGGGACGCTGTGCCGGACAGGATTATAGCGATGTTTTCCAGCGAACTCAGGCAGGAGCTTGCGGAGGTAATATTAAACGAATCCAGGCTGTCGGAGGACGAGCAAAAAAACTGATCGTGGCGGTTCATTTGGGTGGCCTTGCTGTGAACTGCCAGAGCTGTTTAAAGGGTGAGAAAGCGCAATGTGAATTTGAGATTCCAGGACAAGAGACTTGGGAGCTAAACGGCGAAGAATATCAGGGATGCCCTTTTAAAATCGTCACGCGCGAGAGCGCGGATTTTATCAGGGCATTTAATTTTTATGAGCTTGGGTATCTGCCGAACATTGGCGGCTGGCTTGATCAACCGGCAAAGATGTTGGACGCGTTCGAAGTGATTACGAAAGAGTTAAAGAAAATCGAAGATGAAAAGATGAGAAAAAGGAATCAGTTCAGAAGATGAGCAATAAACAGCTATCCATAATTTTAAAGCTGAGAGACGAAGCCACAAAACGCCTTGAAGGCGTGCGCGGGTCACTGCAGAGGTTTGCCAATTCCTGGAAGAAGAACTGGCTTGCTATTACCGCGGCGATTACAGCAAGTATTATGGCTCTCCATAAAGCGTGGGAGCTTATGGAGCTTGGCGCCAAAGCTGAACAGCAAAAGCAGGCTTTCAAAAACCTTGCCGCGTCACTCGGCATGAGCGCGGATAAGATTATAGAGGATCTGCGCCGGATGTCAGGAGAGACCATGTCTACTTCCCAGATTATGGGAAAAGCGTCGCAGGCGATGATTTTAGGAATCGACCCTACTAAGCTGGCCAAGATGATGGAAATTTCCCGGGCATCGGCCCGGGCATTCGGCAAAGACGTGGGCTTTATGTTTGAGAGCATTGCCGTCGGCGTCGGCCGTCAGTCAAAACTTATTCTTGATAACTTGGGGATCATAGTGAGCGCCGGAGACGCCTACGAGAAGTACGCGAAGACGCTTGGCAAATCCGCCAAAGAATTAACCGAGATGGAACGAAAACAGGCCTTTTTGAATGCCACGATTGAAGCAGGAGAGCGTATCCTACAGCAGATAGACACATCCACAATGACCAATCTTGAAAAAATGCAGAAGCTCAAAGCCGGATGGCAGGATTTAGCGGAAAAAATCGGGCAGTCACTGTGGCTCGTCCTGGGATTCATCCAGGGGTTTATGAACCAGATTATTTCAGGGTTCTTTACCCTGCTGGAAGTGGCAAATACGGTTTTTCAGAAGATGCTGGTACCGCTGATTAAGTTTTATGAGATTCTGGGTAAACTGCCCGGCCATATGGGTGAGACTTATAGACAGGCGGCCGAAAGCGTAAAAAAACTCTCAAACAGCATAGAGCAAAACAAAAAGGTGTTTGAGCTGGCCGCTACAGAAAGCGCCAAGGTTGCCATGGAGCAGTACGATCTGGTCTTTGCCAAGGTTAAAGACACCGGAGATAAAACTACAGAAGTACTGAAACAGGTAGCAAAACAAGTCGGTGAAAGCGCCAAAGACACCGCTCAGCAATTTAACGCGATGGAAGAATTTGCCAAGCAGTCCGCGCGAAATATGCAGGATGCCTTTGCCCAGTTTTTCTTCAAAGCCTTTACCGGGGAGCTGAGAAACGTAAAGGAAATCTTTGCGGATTTTGGAAGAGCGGTTTTGCAGATGATCGCGAATATAATCGCGAAACTGCTTCTTATCAAGTTGTTTACCGCGATGGCAGGGCCCGGAGGAAGCATATTCGGTGTGCCGGTTGGAAGTCTTTTTCATGAAGGCGGCATGGTAGGAAGACAGCGAAGACGGTTTATCAAGGCTCATCAGGGGCTTGCGCCTGATGAAGTGCCGATCGTGGCGCAGACGGGTGAAGGCGTTTTGTCAAGACGCGGCATGAGCGCCCTGGGCGGGCCGGAAAGCTTAAAGGCTCTTAACCGCGGCGAGGAAGTTAAAGGCGGCGGCGTGACCATTAACGTCAATCAGGTTGTGCAGGCCTGGGACGCGCAGGATGTCTGGCGCAACAGAAAAATGCTATCCGAGGCCATTGCCGATGACATTTACAATAACGGGAAAATAAGATCGGTTATCAGGAGCTACACATGAGCGATTTTAATTTCAAACCCGATTTTGTTATAGAAGAAACTGTTGAATACAAAACTCTTATTTCGGAGTTTGAGAATGGCGTTGAGCAGAGACGCCGTAAATGGGAAAACCCCGTCAGGAAGTGGACGTTGAGGTTCAGGACAAGAACATTGACCGAGATGAACGCGGTAAAAGATTTCTTTATCGATAAGTATGGAGCGTTCGGAAGTTTTACCTGGACTAATCCCAACGATTCAGTGGAATACACGGTGAGGTTCGTTGATGACAGTTTTAAATTCGACATGAAATCGTATCAGCTTTATGACTTCGAACTTAATCTTCGGGAGGTGAAGTAATGCCAAGAGAAATTGACGCGACGTTTAAACAGGAAAAAGCAAAGCAGGAAAACCGGCCTGTGTTCCTGTACATAATCGAGGATTACGATGGATCGAATGATTTATATTTAGCCGGGTATGACGAAGACGTTGTGTACAACGCCGTAACTTATACCCGTTTTCCTATTACCCACGAGTTTATCGGTGAAAACAATCAGGGGCAGATCGATCAGGTCAAGGTAAGGCTGGCGAATGTATCCAGGCTTATTCAGCTCTATCTGGAGCAGTATGATTTTAGAGGCAAAAAAGTCGTTATCCGCACGGTGTGGGCCGATCAGTTGTCCGACCCGGACGCTTACATTGACGATATTTTCTATGTGGATAACTACACGGCGGATCAGAATAACGTCGAGTTTACCTTAACCAGCAAGTTCGACGTTTTAGGTGTGGACCTTCCGGCGCGCAGGTACGCGAGGAATTACTGCGGCTGGAAGTTTAAATCAAATGAATGCGGTTACGCGGGAGCGGAGACATCATGCGACAAGACTCAAGCGAGATGCAAACAACTGAACAATTACCAGAGGTTCGGAGCTTTTCCTTCGGTGCCGACAAGACGAATCTACATCATGTAGAAAAGCTGATCATCGATAAGTACCTCGGTATTCCCTATTTGCACAGGGGCCGGACATTGGAAGGCCTGGACTGCTGGGGATTTCTTAAGCTGGTGTATCAGGACTTAGGCTTTAAGTTGTTTGATATCGAAGATCTGGAATATGAGAAAGTCTGGGGGCTTAGAGGCAAAGATTATTTCAGGGAGAACTATGAGAACGACTGGGAGGAAGCCGCGGAGCCTCAAATTCTTGACGCCGTATTGTTTTTAAATTCAAGAGGCATAGCGAACCATGCGGGAGTTATTTTTAAGAATAAAAAGTTTATCCACTGCCCCAGGCAGGGAGTGGTGGTTTCAAGGCTTGATGATGCCGCGTGGAGCAAAAAAATAGAAGGCTTTTATCGCTTAAGGGAAAGAAAATGGTAACTGTACGAAACATAAAAAACCCTTTTAAACTGAATGAAGCCGAGACGACAGAGGTTTCGTATTCAAGGGATAAAACTCTGCGCGGACATCTCGATGCTTCGGGTTTTGACTATAAAGACAAACGGGTTATTGTTACCGGTAGAAGAGTTAAAGACCTCAACGCGCGTATTGAGCAAGGCGACGAGGTTACGATTATTCCTGAGGTCAAGGCTCCTATTGTGGCGGTAATATCGGCGATCGTATCGGCTGTGTGGGCCGTGGCCGTGGCGCACCCATTTCTCTTTACTTTCTTTGTGCTGTCTATGGGCTATTCGATATACCAGTATATGAACCAGCCGAGAATGCCTGACTTTAATTTAGGGTCCGGGCCTGCGGGTGGACTTGACGAAGGCTCTCCTACATACGGCTGGGACGGCGCGCAGACGATTCAGGAAGTTGGCGTGCCGGTCGGTGTTGTTTACGGCGAGCATAAGATCGGCGGCAATATTATCAACCAATATATATGGGATGACGGCGACAAAAATTACCTC